CACATGATGAGTGGCGCAGGTGCAGGCGGACAGAACTCTAGCAACGATCTTGCAAACATGCTAAAGCCCGCACTTACCAAAGGCGACTTGAAAGTTGTAGCATCAACTACTTGGGACGAGTATCGCAAGTACTTTGAAAAGGATCGCGCTCTTATGCGTCGATTCCAGCGTGTAACAATCGACGAGCCAGATGCTGAAACTACAAGAGAAATTCTTAGAGGCATTAAAACATACTACGAAGAATTCCATTCTACAGAAATTACTGAAGAAGCTATAGTTGCAGCGGTAAAACTTAGTGTTAAATATCAGAGTGATAAGAAGCTGCCAGATAAGGCAATTGACTTAATTGACGTTGCGTGTTCTCGCTTTAAGTTAAACGATCAAGAAGAGAACAAGATTGTTACAGAAGAAAGCATTCAGTTTGAACTTGCTAAGATGCTCGGATTGCCAACTGAACAGATTGCAGAACGTGAAACTGACAATCTTGTAAACCTCGAAGAAAACCTTAAGAAGGTTGTATACGGACAGGATCAAGCAATTGAAAGCGTAGTTGACAAGATTCTTGTTAGCCAGGCTGGATTAAAAGCTGAGAATAAACCTGTTGGTAGCTTTGTGTTTATGGGCCCAACTGGTACAGGTAAAACTGAAACAGCAAAGCAGCTTGCTAAAAACCTCGGCGTAAAGCTTGTGCGCTTTGATATGAGTGAGTATATGGAGAAGCATAGCGTTTCGAAATTTATTGGGTCGCCTCCAGGTTATGTCGGACACGAAGAAAATGGTGGCTTGTTAATCACTAAGCTACAAGAGAATCCAAACTGTATTCTACTGCTAGACGAGATTGAAAAAGCCCATCCTGATGTAAGTCAAATTCTTCTACAGCTAATGGACAACGGTAAAGTTACAGGATCCAACGGCAAGGAAGCAGATGCTCGCAACTGTATTCTAATCCTTACAACTAACCTAGGCGCAAAGCAGTCGGAGAAAAATTCAATCGGATTCGGAAGCGATGAGTCTCAAGGCTACGACGACACAGAGTTTAAGAAATTCTTTGCTCCAGAGTTTAGAAACAGACTCGATGGTACCGTTACGTTTGCTAAAATGAGCAAGGAGATTATGATGAAAATCGTTGGTAAGTTCTTGCTTGAACTCAAAGAAATGGTTACTGATAGAGATATTGATATCACTGTTACTGACGATGCACTTGACTATCTTGTAGACAAAGGTTATGATCCTAAGATGGGTGCGCGTCCATTGCAGCGTGTTATTGATAACGAAATCAAACGTCCTCTGTCAAGACAGATCCTGTTCGGCAATCTTAAAAAAGGCGGCACGGTTGAAATCGGGTTTGTTGATAACAAACTAGTATTAAAGGCAGAAACTAAGAATGAAACCCAAGAAAGCCTCTAAGTTATTTTATAACTATTATGCTTATAAGATAAACATAGCAATGGATCTTTGTTTTATGTTCTCAAGCTATCACTCCTCCGGAAGGGGGCGTGATGGCGCTCGGGAGTTAATTGATACTTTTAGAGAACGTCTAAAGACTAAAAAATCATTTGAGCACCGGCGATGGAGTACTTTGCATAAAGTAACCAAGGAGTCAGTAAAACAGGCTGAGTTTATTTTAAGTTATTTAGATAATTACGAGTGCAAGACTCGCACAGAGTACGGACACCGTATGTCTATATTTACAAATGACGCAGTAGTAGTAGCTGCATTTAAAAAAGACCCTTATGGTCTTACTAAGGAAATCTACGAAGTAGATCCCGAGATCCGCGGGTTTCTTGAATTAAATCCAAAAACCTGTATTGTCAATGAGCCAACTGAATTTGAATTTAAGGTTTATTTAAAAGGACATCTTGATCCATCGTTTGCTAATTGGATCGATGGAAATCCAACCCAATGCAAAGTAGGCGATATTACACTGGGCAATATAAGAGAGCATGCCTGGATGGCAGGCAATTATATCTTTATTAAGAATAGAAAAATTCTAGACTTAGTAAATCTCATTATCAGCCAAAATATTATCAAGATAGAGAATTTGATATACCTCGGTGATATTGATAAATACTTACATGACAACACAGAGCGAAACATTATTGACAACACAGACTCACCCAATAGATAGTTCTGAACTATCTGTAGTGGGCGACAAATATAAAGGAGACGGTTTCTACGGACGTAGTGACGGTCTCCATACTGTTCAATATTCTTATACAGAATTTACTGGATCAATCTATGTGGAAGCAACGTTAGCAACTGAGCCAACTGACAAAGATTGGTTTTCTGTTTTTACAACAACAGTTGAACAGGACGATGTAAGTGACATAATCAGTTTCACTGGTAACTACGTTTGGGTTAGAGCTCGCGCAGTTTATACTGATGGCACAATAAACAGTATAGTATTAAATCATTAAGGCAGGTATATGAATCATTTCGTAAGAGTAATTTTTGACAGTAGAGAAAATTTCACAGAGCAGCTAGACGAATCGGTTTTTCCGACACAGTCTCTTTTGGAAACGGCAGACGGCCGTCCTGTTATAGAAATTCCGCTACCAAAGGCGCTGTCAGAAGAAGAGTCAGATGAGTTTGCTGATCGTTTAATCAATTATATGATTGAACAAGGTCACAATGACTTTGACGTAGAAATATCAATGGATGAAGAATAATGCGTATTGAAGACTTAGAAGCAATGAATCAAGAACTGTCGTTTAACTTAGTCGACGACATGGCAATCTATATGAGAAATGACCCCAACTTTTATAGAAAGTCATTTTTCCCAGCATTGCAGCGCATGAAGGAAATGTACCACAAGGGCGAAGAGTACGATCCAGCTAAGGAACTAGGACCAATGGTTAACAAAGCTGCTAAAAATTATTGTAAGAAATTTAAGATCCCAAGACGTCCAGAGGATCTATTTGGCGACGACGACCAGCAAGAGTTAATTAAAAAAATATATAGCGAAGAGATGGCCAACATCAAACAGGATGTATACTAATGCGATTTTTAGAGTTTAACCAAACACTTACCGAAAAGAAGTTAGGCAGGGCCTTTAATCACTTAGAGGACCTTGTTTTCTTTCACGGTGTAAGTGGAGCAATTGAAGCTCTAGAACATTTAAAAGACTTTTCTTCAGAAGAAGGGTCAAATTCAATTCGCATGAAGTGGGACGGTAATCCACAGATATATTGGGGCAGAGAGCAAGCAGGCGGGCCACTAGTGCTAGTAGGTCACAACGCATGGTCGCGCGGTGCTATAGCCAAAAGCAAAGAAGAGATTGTTGACTTTATTGTTAACCAAAGTGGCAACGCTAAGTCAGAAGAAGAAGTAGCTGCTAGAAAAGAATTCGCAAACACATTCGCAAGTTTGTATGATTTGTTTGATCGCGCTACCCCAAGTAATTTTGAAGGCTACGTTTACGCAGATGGATTGTTTTTAAATCCTCCAGAGCTAAAAGATGGCGTGTATACGTTTTGTCCGAACCCTAAATCACAAACTTGCTATCATGTTAAACAAAGTAGCGAGTTAGGCAAGCAGATTGCTAAAGCACAAGTGATGGTTGTAGGACATGCGTTCTTCCCAGAATTTGGAATGCCAGATGACCAGCAGAAGCCAAAGACAAAGTTTAACGAATTCAACAATGTTCCAGAACTAATTGTTCTAGGTCCAGTATACAACACTACTCCAGTAAAAGTCGATACATCAGAGATTGATGAAATCGAGGCTTACGCCAAACAACATGCAGGCGAAATAGAAAAGTTTCTAGCAAGTGTTGCTGGACTCAGTGACTTAAAGAATATCATCTACACTTACGTAAACCAAACAGCCAAAGCCAAACAACTCGATAGCCTAAGTGCTGCGCATTTCTTTGACTGGGTTAAAAACAGCAGAGTTAGTGACAATAAGCAAAAGAAGATTTACGAACTTAATCAACAACAAAACAATGTAATGGACGTAATCTTTACATTAGTTAAAAGAATTCAAGCAGCTAAAGATCATGTTATTGATCAGGTAGAGGGCGAGCAAGGCGACATTTGGGATACTAATGGCGAGGGAAGAGTTCGTTATGCTGGAGATGATAAACAACACGGACACGTTAAACTTGTCCCACGAAAAAGATGGACACCGAGCTAATGATATTAAGACAACTTTTTGAATCAAACGAAACTGTAGGTTTAATCTTTGGAAGATTTAATCCGCCTCACAAGGGGCATAAAGCAGCTTGGGAAATGATGGCAAAGAATAATGCTTGGTACGTCGGAACAAATAAGTCAACACAAGGTCCAAAAGATCCACTCCCGTATGATGTTAAAATTAAAGCAATGGAAACTATTTGGCCAGAAGTAGCAAAGCATATCGTTCCTCACCAAAGCTGGTTAACACTTGCTAGTGAAATCTATAAGAAGCACGGCAGTGTTACACTAAATGTATACACAGACGAAGCATGGGTTATAAAAGCGTTGAATCAATACAACGGAGTTAAGAAACCAGACGGGCACGGCTTCTATGATTTCAAAGACATTGTAAGTGTCCAGACTCCTCGTTTAAGTTCAGCAACGGCACTTCGAAAAGCAGTAGCAGATGATGACCGAGATGCATTTGCCGATGCAGCAGGCGTTCCTGCTGACACACCTGTAGCAGGTACTCCGTTCTTTGACTTAGTAGCACAACACTTAGGACAATACAAAAAAGAGTCAGCAGTAGCGGAAACTCCAAAAGACGAAGTAATAGCTAAGATTGTGCCAAAGCAAAAAGAAAGAATGATCGATAAGGTATTAAAATATCTAGACGCTAAAATAAACTCAGATACTGATAAAAAGAAAACTATAGACAGTCACGCTTTTGACATTGGTCAAGAAGTTAGGCTAGATCAAATTGGTCTTACTCCAAGGACACTAGCAAAAGCATACAAACAAGCTACCGGAATACCGGCATCAACTTACGAAAATGAAGTAGAGGAAGGTATGCCGCCTGCAGGTACAAAGGTCACTGTTGCTGTTAAAGACAAGACTATTGGAACATTTGATCTACCACCTGATGCAGAACCACATCATGTAAATATTATGCTCAAAAAGATGGCAAAGATGATACCATT